CCTTCTAGAGAATTCAAAGATCAATTTATAGGTCAACCAAGAGAAGAAGTTGAAGTATATTTGAAGCAACATAACAATATTATTGAAGAACTTTGGGTGAAACTTGTCGTCATTAAAGAGCATTGAGTTTACAATACAAACACTAACCCCAGTGGTTATGGATTTATTATCCGGTGAAAAAAGATCAATTGTTTTTGAAATGTTAGAGAGGTACTTTAACAGAGCAGAAACAATTGAAGACTTTGACACACTTGGATATTTGTCCTTAAAAGCGGAACATAGACAGCTATATTTAAAATGTGCTGAAGCAGCTTATTCTAAAGCTGAAAACTCACAACAACTTTATATAGCTCGTGCTAATCTTTATAAAGCCTATAATGCTATGAATCAACCAGAAAAAGCACTTTTCTATATTGATTTGAATTTAAATATCACCCCTGATGATTTTGAAACGCAAACACAAAAAGCATTCAACATAGCACTAATGGGTGATAGAAAAACATCTGAAGATATGTTAATTGCATTATCTGAAAAACACCCAGAAAAAGCACTAGCAATGGACAATGCGCTTTCTGGTAAAATGCTCAGAGACGGTAGAACCGCTAAAGGGATTTTATCATTCATGGAATCAATTAAACCAAAGAATGGTAGATTTGAAGAAGCATTTAAAATGAAAAAATGGACTGGTTCAATTCAACCTGGAAAAACAATATATGTAGATGGTGAAGGCGGTATTGGTGATGAGATAATCAATATCAGATTTTTTGATTACATTAAAGACTTAGGTATGAAACCTGTTTTGTATTCTACTTGGTCAAAGTATCGTGAAGACACAGTTAATCTTTTTCGTAGAAATGGATATGAAGTAATTACAGAAACTTATTCAATAGATCGTAGTCAACTTTGGGTTCCCATGATGAGTTTGCCTGGGTATCTAAATCTAGATGAAACTAAACTTTGGCGTAAACCATATCTAACACCAATTAGAAATCCTAAAAACAAAATAGAAAGTAAAAAGTTTAAGATTGGTATTAAGTGTTCAGGCAATCCATATTTTTCACAGGATGAATATCGTAAAATACCATTAGAGTTAATGTTAAGCTACATGCCTGAAGATGCAGAAATTTATTATATTGATAAAGAAGTTGGGCATACTGGTTGTATTGATTTAGGTAACAGAATAAACTCTTGGGAAGATACTTTAGATTTTATAGATCAAATGGATTGTATTATAAGTAGTTGCACAAGTTTAGTTCATGCTGCTGGTGCAATAGGAAAAACTTGTTTTGTTATTGTACCTATAGCAGAATATTATATTTGGTCAACATCAAGAAAAGATACAGTATCACCTTGGTATGGTAATAATTTTCAGGTGTATAAACAAACTACAGTGAGAGATTGGCACGAACCTTTATTGAAAGTTAAACAAGAAGTAATTACATTAATGAGACAAAATAATGAGTAAAACTTATCACTTTATAACTGGTCTGCCACGATCAGGCTCTACATTGTTAGTATCTATCTTAAAACAAAATCCTAGATTTCATGCGTCTATTACTGATCCATTAGCTAATCTAGTAAGAGGTGTGATAGAAGCATCACAAGATTCGCCGGGAATGAAAGCAGAAGTGCCTATACAACGAAGAAAAAATATCACTAAATCACTTTTTGATGGTTACTATCAAGATGTAGACAAGCCTGTTATCTTTAATACTAACCGAGCTTGGACTTTTTTAACCGGCGTTACTAATGATCTTTATCCTAAGTCTAAACATATTGTTTGTGTTAGAGATATTAATTGGGTATTGGATAGCTTTGAGTTGGCGCACAGACGCAATCCTTTTTCTACTAATACAGTAACCGGTGGGTTATCAGGTACTGTATATTCACGCGCTGAAATGCTAATGGAAGATAAAGGTATAATTGGGTTTCCCTATACTGGAATCAAACAAACAATAATGGGTCCAGAAAATCATTTATTGTTTATTTTAGAATATGATCAATTAACTAAAAAGCCCAAAGAAACTATTAGAGCACTTTATAACTTTATTGAAGAACCCCATTTTGAACACGACTTTGATAATGTTGAAGCATCTTGGGATGAATATGATCAAGAAATCGGCATCAAACTTCATGACGTTAGAAAGAAAGTTGAACATAGAACTAGAAACTTTATATTGCCACCAGACATTCTAAACAAATATGATAAAATGGAAGTGTGGCGTAGATGAAATCTGTTGAAATCTTTTTAAGAACATGTGATAGAACCAATGTTCATGTAGACTGGAGAAATAGGTATTGTAATTTACCTAAATCTGATATTGTATTAGGTTGCACTCAGTCACTAATAAACGCTATCAAACAATCTAAATATCAAGTTAAATTGGTTGTTATGGATGATCATTCTTCTGAATATACCGTGAATGAGTTACAAAATAAATTACAAACAAGCGGGATTGAATATGAGTTTATTCAACTAGAAGAACAAGGTTATAATTATTCAGCACACCAACAATGGTTAAGATGCCGTGATAGTCAAGCAGATTTAGTTTATTCTGTTGAAGATGATTATTTACATGCACCTACTGCCATTGAAGAAATGGTGGCATCGTATGAATTATTTAGTGGCAGATTAAAAAGAACTGATATTGTGATTTATCCTTTTGATGAACCCAGTGAATATAATCCTCCTAACAGAAATGATTTTATAGTTCATGGATCACATAGACATTGGCGTACTGGTGTGTTTACAACAAATGTTATTATGACTACACCTAAACTGTTTAAAGATAATTGGGGCTTGTTTGAAGTTTTAGCATTAAAGTATAACGGTGATTATTTAAATCCCAGAACAGAACATTACGAAGAGTCTAATACGATTTGGAAAATATGGCAAAACAATCAAGCTGTTAGATTTAATCCTATTCCCAGTTTAGCATTACACTTACAATTTGAACAACAACTAGATCCATTTATTGATTGGAAAAAGTGGTGGGATACATATACGCATGAATAAAACTTTTATTATTAATGGCGGATCTGGAAGAGTAATTACTGCCATACCAGCATTAGAGAAATATCACAGACTAAACCCTAACGATGATTTTAAAGTTATTGTACATGGTTGGGAAAGTTTGTACTGGTCACATCCAATCTTACAACAACGAACTATTGGTGTTCATCAGAAAGATATCTTTGAACAGTATATTAAACCCAGACAAGTAATATGTCCTGAACCATATTATCAATATGATTATTACAATCAAAAAATATCATTAGCCGAAGCATTTGACAGAGAAATTAATCAAACAACTGATCATAGTGATTTAACTAAACCCAATTTGTATTTAAGTTCATATGAAAAGAATTCAGTTAAGCGTATTATCACCGAGTTTAAAGAAAAGCATAACAAAAGCAAAGTTGTTATTATTCAACCTTATGGTAGCTCTATGCAGGTTATGAATAACAGACCTTTTGATTCTACTCATCGTAGTTTAGATACAGATGATTATTTGTTTATGATTGAAAATTTAAGTAAAGATAGTTTGATTTTTTACTTTGGCATGCCAGAGCTTAAACATCCTGGCGATCAAATTAGTGTAGATTTAAAAACATTTAATCCTGATTTAAGAATGTTTATGGCTTTAATCAGTGAGTGTGATTATTTTATTGGTTGTGATTCAGTTGGTCAACACATGGCTATGGCGTTTAATAAACCTGGTTCTATTTTTATGGGATCAACATTTGAAAAGAATGTTACATATCCTAAACACTTTAAAATTTTTAGAAATAAAAACAAAAAACCTACATACAGTCCTATTAGATTTGGTGGTGTAGACAGTGAGTTTACAGATAGATTAAACGACGGTATTATGGAATTTACAAAAGATGACTTAAAGCATTTTTGTAACATAATCAACTTTGATATGTATAGTGAATAACATCTTTTTGAGTATTTAAAATGGGAATAGAAAAAGTAAAGAATGTAATACTAGTATCATCGGGTAAAGGTGGTGTAGGTAAAAGCACTGTAGCTGCCAATCTAGCGGTTAGTTTGTATAACTTGGACTATTCGGTTGGAATATTTGATGCTGATATATACGGTCCTAGTCAGTTTATGATGTTTGGATTAGAAAATAATCAACCGTATAAGCTAACTGAAGATAGAAAATTTACATTGCCCTTTGAATCATTAGGGTTAAAGATCATGTCAATCGCTAGTACTATCAGAGATGATCAAGCAGTTAATTGGCGTGGCACAATGGCAACAGTAGCATTGAAAAACTTATTGTTCAATACACACTGGGGTGAACTGGACTATTTAATTGTAGATATGCCTCCAGGTACAGGTGACATACAAATAGCTCTGTGTGATATGATTCCTAATGCACAAGTGGTAATTGTAACCACTCCTCAAGATGTTGCTTTATTGGATTGTAAAAAAGGCATTGAACTTTTTGTACAAAAAAATATTAAAATATTAGGCATTGTTGAAAACATGAGTGGTCATATATGCAGTCACTGTGGCAACATAGATAATATTTTTGGAGAAAACGGTGCAGATAGTTTAAGTGAAAAATATTCAATTCCTGTGTTAGGCAAAATCCCTATTGAAACTACCATAAGAGTAAATGCAGATTTGGGTATTCCCATAGCGTTTACTGAATGTAAGACAAGTGAATTATATTGTGATATAGCAAGGAGAATGGAAACACTATGAGACCAATGGTAAAAATGATTCATGCAGATGGATTTTTCCCTGCAGGTGATGCTGAACGGTGTGTAGCAACAGTAAAAGATGTGTCATTTTCAGAAAAAAGTTATGGTTATGAGTTAGAAAACTTTAACATGGTTCTAGGTGGAGTAGAACCAATTCTAAGTAAAGTATTAGGTGAACGAGTAATTGTTGAGCACAAGCGAAGTGGTATTTTTCGTAAACCGTTTAACAATATTATTCACTTTGAAGACTTTGATTCACTAAACGAATGGTGTTTTATTGTAGCATTAGAACCAAATACTTTAAATTTATACCATCACAAAGATCAACAAGGTAACATTGATGCTAAAACTGCATTGAATGGTTGGAATCACAATTATAGAAACTTGTTTGAATGGGAACTACATACTAATGTATTGTTAGAAGAAAATCAAGGTGTGTTTATTAGACCATGGGTATTTCATTCTCTTGATTCTAACTTAGTTCAGTATTACAGACTTTTTACTGATAGACATTTTAGAGTTTTAATAGTCGGTGATGGTGCAAATCGTAAAGAGTTTTCGCAAGAGTTAACAAAACAACTTGAAGGTTCGCAACTATTAGATTCATGGGATACTAGAAAGACACACAAAGATATTGACTTTACAGAACCTGGATTGTTAAGAAACACACACAGAATATTAACTATCGCAAGAAACGGTACAGCAGAAACACAAGCAACTATTATTGATATGAGAGCACCATTAAAAGCACAGCGAGATATCATAAACGCAGATGTATTAATTTGGGTAGATAGTACAAACAGTGAACATAAACAACTTGACTTTGAAATTCCAACTTTTTATGATGCACGAATTACTGATATAAATATAGAACAGATCAACAGAGTGATTGAGATTATTAAAACAAAGAGGATTGCAAATGAGTGAAATTATAAATGAAGTTACAGAAGTGGTACAAATAGAAGAAGTATTAGAAAAATATAAAAAATACAAAATTTATATTATTGACAATACATCAAGAATGCACACTATTCGTGTTGGTGATGGTTTGAATTTAATTAGCAATGGGGTTACTTATTTAATCACCCACAACAATGCATTAGACTTTCATGATGTGTTTTTAAATATATTGACCAATCTAGAAGTGTTTTCTTTTAAAAATGAAACTTATTCTATGATCTTTAAGACAAAAGACTTGGTTGGTATACAAATAATTCCAGAAGATTACTAATAAAGCATTCGAATAATTAAACTTTATAAATAGAGTAAAGTTTAATTAGTAATCTACTAGGAAATAAAAGTGGCAGCATTATCATCAAGACAAGACTTAATTGATTATTGTTTAAGAAGACTTGGTTTTCCAGTAATTGAAATTAACGTAGATGAAGATCAAATTTCTGATCGCATTGATGATGCCTTACAGTTTTGGTATGAGTATCATTTTGACGGTCGTCAAAAGACATTTATTTCTCATAAAATTACAGGTGACACGGTAACCTTAGCATCTGCTTTGACAGGTAATTATATAGTAGGTGAAACTTTAACTGGGTTAACTTCAGGTGCTACTACTGTTATAAAAGAAATAGATTCACTTAATAGATTTATCACTGAAGACACTAAAGGTACATTTGTTGCAAGTGAAAATGTAAGAGGAAGTATTTCAAATTACAGTGCAGCACTTCATGCTACTACTTTTTTCACTGCTGGTGATATGAGTAATAAGTATATATCAGTTGGTAATGGTGTATTATTTATTACTCGTATGTTCAATTTTGGTGGAGCTGCTACAAGTACCACAAAAGATGGACAGTTATTTGATCTGATGTATCAATTCAGACAGAATGACTTGTATAATTTGCTTGGCGCTGACATGATTTATTATACAGCAGTGCAAACCCATTTGTCAACACTTGAACAGCTATTGGTTAATCAAAGACAGATTCGTTTTAATAGAAAAATGAATCGGGTATATATTGATACAGACTGGGATTTAACTTTTAATCCTGGTGATTATGTGGTTCTTGAATCATATAGTATTGTAGACCCAACAGAATTTTCTGAGGTTTATGATGATATGTTTCTGAAAAAATACGCAACTGCTCTTATAAAAAGACAGTGGGGCGAGAACATGAAAAAGTTTGGAGGTATATTACTTCCAGGCGGGGTCACACTTAATGGAGATAAGATTTACGAAGAAGCTATAGTTGAGATTGAAAAAATCGAACAAGATATGCAACTCAAGTATGAACTTCCTCCAACCTTTATGATAGGGTAGTAACATGCCCACAAATTTCTATTTTCAATCAGGGAATACTAGCGGTACTACATCTGAACAACGTTTAATAGAAGACTTAATTATTGAGAGTCTAAAAATATACGGTCACGATGTATTCTATCTCCCTCGTACTCTAGTTAAAGAAGACACCATTTTTGATGAAGATACCTTGTCTAAGTTTATTCAAGCGTATCCATTGGAAATGTACCTTGAAAACATAGAAGGTTTCGGAGGTGATGGAGAGTTATTCAGTAAATTTGGTCTTGAAGTAAGAGACAGTGCAACTTTTATATTAGCTAGACGCAGATGGGATGAATTAGTAAGAACTTCAGGTGGTACATTTACACAAGACACTCGCCCGTCTGAAGGCGATTTATTATACTTTCAAAAAACTAATTCACTGTTTGAAATCCGTGAAGTAGAATTTAACAATCCTTTTTATCAAGCAGGCAAACTTTACACTTACAGATTGAAGTGTGAATTGTTTGAATACAGTTCTGAAATTATTGAAACTGGTATTACTGAGTTGGATGAGAATGCTGAAGAAGATAGTCTTGATATGTTAGTTTATCAATTCTTGTTGGAAGATAATACCTTATTCTTACTTGAAGATTTCTCTAGTTTAATACTTGAAAGTTATTTAACAACTAATAGTGATGCACAAACTGATTCTGAAGATTTTAGAAATTTCAATAATATTGAAGACATTTTAGATTTTTCTGAAGTGAATCCTTTTGGAGAAATAATCTAATGTTTAAAAATGTACAATTTTATCATCAACACATAAAAAAAGCAATCACTGCTTTTGGTACAATATTTTCTAATATTAACATAAATCGTATTGACGGTAATGATGTCACTCAACAAGTACTGAGAGTTCCTTTAGCATATTCTACTAAGCAAAAGTTTTTATCAAGAATCAGAACTACAGCAGATGAAAGAAAAGATTTAACTGCAATACTTTTACCTAGAATGGGTTTTGAAATACAATCTTTTCAGTATGATGTAGCTAGAAAAGTAAGCCCTATACAAAATAATAAAGCAATAATAGACGGAGCACCTGCCACTGGTGTTAGCAGATCGTTTGTATCTACACCTTGGAATATGACATTATCGTTATATGTGTTTGCAAAAAATCAAGAAGATGGTCTACAAATCATAGAACAAATTCTTCCATTTTTTAATCCAGATTTTAGCATTACCGTAAATGAACTTCCTGAGTTAGGAATAAAAAGAGATATTAAAATCACATTAGATAGCGTAAACTATGATGACAATTATGAAGGTGAGTTAGCAGCAAGACAAACTATTATATGGACTTTAGATTTTACTATGAGAATAAATTTTTATGGCAATGTTTCAAATCAAAAAATTATTAGAGAAGCAATTGCTAATGCATATACTGGTTTAGAATCTGAAACAGGAACTAAAGTAACTGCTTCAATTGAGGCAACTGGAAATGTAGACCCAGCAACACCTGCTGATCCACATATTTTTGTTGTAAATTTTGAAGATGTTTATGAATCCTAAAACCATATTACTGAGATAATAATGAGTACATTTGATAGTTTAGACAATACGTTTAAAGTTTCTCCTACTAGAGCCTTAGATGTAAATTTAAAAAAAACAAGAATTGAAAATAACTTGCCATCTCCTTTGCCTGATCAAGAAAAAGATTTGGAGAATGATTTTCAAGATGCTAGAGACATATTAAAAAAGACCGCTGACTACAGTGATCAGGCGATACAGGGTATATTACATATCGCAAAAAACAGTGATTCACCTAGAGCATATGAAGTAGCAGGACAGTTAATTAAAACACTTCAAGACAGCGCACAAAGCATGTTAGATATTCAAGAAAAGAAAGCAAAAGTATCTGCAATCAAAAAGATACCTGTAGGAAACAGTGTAACAAATAATAATTTATTTGTAGGAAGCACTAAAGATTTATTACGAGCATTAAATAAAGATGTTATAGAAAATGAGTGATGAAAAAACTTCATATCATGGTAATCCGAATCTAAAAAATATCGGTTATGAGCATTCTTTTACAAAAGAGCAACTTCAAGAGTATCTCAGATGTAAAAAAGATCCTATTTATTTTATAGAAAACTATTGTTACATTGTTACCCTAGATCGTGGCTTACAATTATTTAAACTCTATGAGTGTCAAAAGAAAAAAGTAGACATAATATTAAATAATCGTAAAGTTATTCTCATGGAGGGTAGACAGCAAGGCAAAACGGTTACTGCATCTGCGTGTATTCTTCATTACACTATATTTAACGCAGATAAAACTGTTGCTATCATGGGTAACAAGACTGCTTCTGCTAGGGAAGTGTTAGCACGTTATCAGACAATGTATGAAAACTTGCCTATATGGATGCAACAAGGCGTTAAGACTTGGAACAAGGGTGACATTGAGTTAGAAAATAACTGTAGAATATTTACCGCAGCTACAACCACATCTGGTATTCGTGGTAAATCGGTAAACTGGTTGTACATTGACGAAGCGGCAATCATTCCAAACAATGTTGCGGATGAGTTCTTTGCTTCTGTATATCCAACAATTTCTGCGGGTGAAACTACTAAGATTCTACTTACTTCAACTCCTCTAGGTTATAACCATTTCTGGAAGTTTTGGAATGAGTCAGAAAAAGGCAGTAATGGTTTCATCAATCACTTTATTCCTTATACTGAAATTCCAGGTAGGGATGAGAAGTGGGCAGAGGAACAATTAAAACTTCTTGGTGAGT